CCTCCGCCCTACGCTTGGACTGTTCAATATGAACACGAGCCTTATCAAATTGTATACAATCCCATGTCAGCAACCGCATGTCACCGACACGCTGGCACCAAGCGTATGCCATGTGTGCTATCAGCCCTATATTACGGGTGCTAAAATCGCTGTAGGCCACGTCTAACAGCTTCTGTATATCCTCCCTACCCCAAAGCACCTTACGTGGCGTGGACGAGCGTCTACGGACGATAGAGAAGGGGTTCAGGTTGCAATGCTCCATCCGCACAGCGTAGTTGTACAGGATGCGGATGGTAGCCATAATATGATTAGCGAATGGAATGCCACGATCACACCACAAGTCATACACCAGCTTGGCTTGCTTGGTGGTGATGCTTGCATGGTTCAGAGAACCAAGGCTCGTACCGTCTACTTCTGTCTCAAATGCGACACGTAAAAAGTATTGATACGAAGCCTTAGTCTCGTCACGCAAGTTCTTGAAATCATGGGAAGAAAAGTATTCCTCCGCTATTTCTAGAACCGTCGTCATGTTATGCTGCCCGTACAAGTGATTGGAACTGCGGGGTATTGGCCCACTTAGCTGCGTCATATTCACGCAGTAGCATGTTGTATGCCTGTGTGTCATTGCCTGTCTCACGAAGTTTGAAACCATTACGCTCATCGGCGTAGGTTGCATAGTTTGTGAAGGCAGAGTACAACGCCCACAGGTTCTGACCTCGCGTCGTCACCTCTTCACGGTACAGAGCGAACATCTTCTCAGCCTGCTTGTTGTTACGCATGATGCTTTCAAGCAGACCCTTGACATCCACATGCATGAGGGGGCTTTCGGCCCAGCGTTGCATCTGTTCTGTCTTGGCATAGAAGTTGTTCTTGGATTTACCCAGCCTACGGATGAAGGCATCCATGTCAAAACCACTGGTGTTCTTACGCTTCACCTTGTCATGCACACCGGAAATCATGCCATTGAGGCAGAAGAAATCAATGGCCCCAAAGATAGCCACGTTAGAGCAACTACCGTTCACACCATGCAGGGCAATGATACGCTGTTGCACCTCAGTCTCATGGCGGGTGGTAGTGATCTTAGCAGACACATTAGGCAGACGAACATCCATGACGCCCATCCCATTGTTGTAGGCGTCCTTCCATGACACCTCTGCATCCAGCAATTCATACTGTGACAGGTGTTCAGTCATGGTGGCACTTACCTTGCGGAAGAAGTCACCGTGGTTCTCACATTTGAACCCACTCCCAACGATGCCAATGTATTCATCAGTGTTCCCATTGATGACATACTTCTGGCCTTCCATTTTAGTATCCTCATATTTCACAGGGAAATCAAGGTGTTCTGGTACGTCCACAGCGGACGCATTCACATAGTCAAGTGGCATGTTTCTCTCCTTTTGCCAGTCAAATGATACTGTGTTATATTACATATTTATCGCAAAGTCAACTCATTAATCCCAGCGATAAAAGATATGTTCACCTATCTGCACGACAGGTGTTTTGCTTTCTGCCCATTCGGGCAGGACATATGTTGCATGGTAATGGGTGGCACCCTCAACGAAGTCATCAAGGTTGCCTGTGTGTACGCCCTGCGCAATCACGAGGGCTTGCTCCCACGCTGTCTGGTCAGGCGTTTTGTCTGACTTGCCGTCGCAGTACCAGCTAAACTGACAGCGGTGCCGGACAGGGAAGTCGGGCTTCCATGAGTATGTCGGGCCTTGCATGACCACATCACATACATCATCAGGATACCTGTCATCATGTACACGGTTCATCACTACTTGGGCCACCGCAACCTGCCCAATGAAGGGCTGGTCACGGGCCTCGTGATACACGTTGAGTGCAAGGCATACGAGTGCTTCTGCAAACATCAGTCGTCACCCTCTTCACTGTGTTCAAACAGTATCCAATCAGCACCGTATGGGATGTGACCATCCTCGCCACGATTAGGTACAAACTTGAGGATGCGATGCAGTTCGCACTGCAGAGTTTCCAGATGCTGTATCTGCGACATCCATATGTCGTTGCATTCGTAGATAGTCTCCATAGTTCTGCGCAGTTTGTTGTATGAGTTCAGCAAATCCATACGCTGTGCTTGTGTAAGCAAGAAGGGCTTGTCCATATCCAGTTTTTCCATTGTCATTCTCCTAATCACAAGAGGTTTGTCGGGATATCACAGCCACCCAACATTGCTGATCTTCATCATAGTACGCTGGCTTGTCTAGCCTAGTGCCGTACCCAAATGGGTGATAGCCACGAAAGTAATCCTCTACCTTGCGTTCAAGGATGGTGCGGTCTTCATGTTTGATGTTCACCGTTATTGTTTTCATTACATATCCTCTCTAGAATATCGTTGTGTACTTGCATCCACTCTGGCATGAAGCGTCCCTTGTTATACTTCGCAAACTTCATCTTGTCAATGATGTAAAATGCGCGATACGCCTCGACAGGCCAGTTCTCGTTTGTCTTTAGATCATCATGCCCACTGAAACATTGCGGGTGTGGCGTCCTAAAGTTGGTGATATCTGGTATGTATTTCTCTGCCTCAACCAGTGCATCAAAGTGTCGCATAGCCGCATGGCCCGTGTTTACTGTGCCATTACTACGCCGTGGGTATCGCCATACATACTCGTCATTCATAGCCTTGAACAGACGCACAGCGAACCTGTAGTTTATGCGTGTCTCCCTCGCCCATTGTGTGCAGGGGTGGTTCAGGTATGCTGTCTTATATATGCCAGCTTCCTCTGCAAACGCTGGTGCGTGTATACGCACAGCAGTGCATAGCATCTGCGCCTCTTCCAATGGCATCTTGATAATATGCTGGTCACACAATGACTTAGCAATATCCTCTGGGTGGTGTTCAATCAGAAACCTGTTCATCAGCAGTATATCCTTTCCATAATCCCGTTGAAGGCATGATACATCATCCATCCTAAGAATGCCCAACAGCATACAAGTAGGAGTGTCTCAATGTCATCATGCGTGAGATAGTATTCCACAGCCTTGTCCCATAGCTTACTCATGCTCACCTCCATTGCCTCGACCTAAACCGCCGAAATACTGCGGCCTACGCTTGGCTGTTTCAAACACGCCAGCAGTGATGAACACGCCAGCAATCAGCATGGCATGGGCAATAGCACTGATGCCAAAGACAACGACACTGCCCACCCACATGCTGAAGATGATACACCACATCCACGCCAGCACCTGCATTACCATGTGCCGTGTATTCATGTCGGGTATGTGGGACAAGGGATTGTACCGCCAATCCATCACTAGTTTCCAGATGTTAGTCATTGCTCACCTCCCGCAAGAACCAGCTTGTGCTGGTATCTGTTGTCCACTCACCGTCTTTCTCGACGCACTGGTACACTACGCAGACAATCTGGCTAGTATCCTCGTCTATCCACACGTTGAGGTCAAACACAGCCTCGCCAATACCAACGCCATACCACTCTTGCTCTACCCCATCTTGAAAGTCGGGCATGGCAACGTGGTCAAAGTACGCAGTCAGATAGCCCTTCTCGTAGTGGGACAGGGCTAGTTCAAATCCAGTGTGTTCATTCATGGGTATCTCCGGTTTAGGTGGTGTGCGATAGCCTCTTGTTCTGGCTGGTCGTCAAACCACTGGTCAAGCAGTGCATACTTCTTGCGCTTCGCGGACGCACGTTGAAGTTGCAGGTCAGTCATCCGTCGTTTGTTTGTCCGCTTGGTGCGGAACTTGTCTGTCTTCACTCGCATGTTTATCTCGCTTCCTGTTGTATTTCTTTTTGTTAGGCACAACCTGTGTGCGCCTGCGGCTTTGCATCATAGCCTTTGCCACAGGGTTTATTCTATTGACACGGTCAACCATTGTCAACCCCCCAATTCATATATCATCATTCGGAGTTCGTCTTGATATTCCTGTACCCTTGACCAGTCATCGTCTGACAGACGATTGATCTGCCTATCAGTCAACAGATGATGGATGTTGTACAGGTCTACGATATCTCCATTCGGATATCTGTCGAGTTCTCTAAAAGTTTTTTGTTTCATGTCATCACCTCTTGTTGTGTTTTTATGTTATACAGATAGGGTTTGGTTATGTCAACAACAAATATGTTTTAGCGTGTTAAAACACTAACACAGATAAGCGCGGGGCGGGGAAGGTGCCAATCCTAACTCTGGCGCACAACCACCGCCCCACTTCGACAGGCTTTCATTCTTCTTCAGGCTTACTAACCTGTCGCATGTCGAGAGATGCAGTATGCTGTCTTAACCCCCAACCCGAAAGTCTATGTGTTTCCACAGGTCAAAGCATCTCTCTGTCCTCTGGCTACACAGGTTGACCATGAGTTACACCAGAGTATTCAAACCGGTGGGCAGTTTAACGACACTTGCCCAAGGTCGAGCGGCTTGGCTGTTACTACCCGCAAGCACGGCTGGGTGATTAATTTAATGACCAATCATTTAAGGTCTAGCCTTTACCATCGGCACCAGTGTTGATCCCGCAACTGGCATGCAGGTTGTCAGTTTTCTTGTGAGGGCGGACTGACCATTACCCACCTGCGTTCTGTTTATAGTCGTCTACAGGCTTAACCGTGTTTGTACTCACTCGACTATACACCACCGCTGACACTTCGCTTGCATCTGCGTGTGGTGAATTTGAATTAGAATTAGGTGGGGCAGTGATCGTAT